AGATAACTTTGTTACTGGTGGTACATATTCTAACGGTACAATAACACTTAATAGACAAAATGGTTCTGTATCAATTAATGGTTTATATACTGGTGGTACAGATTTTTATGTAACCGGTGGTACATACTCAAATGGTACAATTACATTAGGAAGACAAAACGGTTCTTTATCAATTAGTGGTTTATATACTGGTTCTACTGATGTATTTGTTACTGGTGGAACTTATGATAATACAACTGGTACATTAACATTAGAAGATAATAATGGTACATCATTTGGTGTAACTGGATTTACAACTGGTGGTACTGGAACTTCATTATATGAAGCTGGTGCTGGTTTAGATTCAACACAAAGAGTCGGTGTTAACTCAAGCGCCTTAGGTAACATCTCTATTGTTGCTGGCGGTTCTGGAAATACCGCAAGTGGTTATGTATCAACAATCAGTGGTGGTATACTTAACACATCGTTAGGTGGCGGTTCTGTTATTGGTGGCGGTTCTTGTAATACATCCGGAATTAATGGTATTGTCGATTCAATATATAACCAAACTTTTACCGGTAATATTCCATCTAGTGGTAATTATGGTTCCTTTTCACCATCATCAACACTTTCTGGTCTTGGTTCTGGTTCGACCTTTTCTTTTTACTTTTCATCTCCAACAACATTAAGTAATGTGTATGTTAATCAAAGTGGTCAAGGATATGTTAGTGGTGATACTTTAACATTTAACGGATTATTATTTGGTGGTGCTGTACCACAAGATAATGTTACATTACAAATTAATGCTATTAATAGTGGTAATAATATTGCAATTGGTGGTGGTTTTTTAAATACCGCAAATAGAAACGCCTCAACAATCGGTGGTGGTTGTTTTAATAAAAGTAATGCAAATTGTTCAACAATTGCAGGTGGTCGTTCTAATAATATAAATATTAATTCTTGTTATTCAACAATAAGTGGCGGTAGACAAAATACAACTTATGGTTGTTATAGTACAATATCTGGTGGTAGATGTAATGAAGGTGGTGTTAGAAATGGTGTTAGTGGTGTTTATAATCAAACATACACAGGAGGAACACTTAATGGTTTATTTACAAACATACAACCAACATCAACAAATTCGCTTTATGGTTTTGATGCTGAATTTGATTTTCAATTCTTTTTAGGGTCACTTAATAATGTTACTGTTGTAAGTAGAGGAAATTTTTATGAATCAAATGATTTATTTTTCTTTGATGGTAGTGTTTTTGGTGGTACACCTGGAATTGATGATGTAACATTTAATGTAAATATAACAACAAATAACTATGCAACTATTGCCGGTGGATGTCAAAATACCGCATCTGGTGAGTACTCAACAATAAGTGGTGGTTATGAAAATACATCATCGGCTGATTACTCAACAATTGCTGGTGGTGCAAATAATACAATATCAACATATAGCGAATATGCAACAATTGGTGGTGGTGATGATAACACAATTATAGGTAGTGAAGTCGCAACAATTGCCGGAGGAGAAAATAACACAATTACAACAAATAGTGATTATTCATTTATTGGTGGTGGTTATGATAATGTTGTAAAAAGTTCTTGTTCATCAATTGTTGGTGGATGTAACAATACAGCAAGTGGTTACAACTCATTTATTGGTGGTGGACAAAATAATGTTTCTGGGATAAATAATTTTGTTAGTGGAATAAATAGTTCTGTATATACTGGTGGGACTTTAAATAGTTCTTATGGTAATGTTGTACCAACATCAACATCAAGTGGTACCGGGTCTGGTGCATACTTTAGTTTTGATTTTGTTCTTGGTGTATTACAAACTGTTCAAATACAAAACGGAGGTTCTGGATATTCTAATGGTGAAACACTATATTTTAACGGTGGATTATTTGGTGGATCTTCGCCTTTGGATGATGTTTGGTTAAATATCCAAACACAAAACAACACTCATGCAACCGTAAGTGGAGGTTATTGTAACACATCAATCGGAAATCGCTCAACCGTAAGTGGTGGGTTTAGAAACACATCAAGTGGATATAACTCAACAATAAGTGGTGGGTATGGTAATCAATCAAGTAATAATTACTCAACCGTAAGTGGTGGATATCGTAACACATCAAGTGGAGGTTATTCAACCGTAAGCGGTGGACGAAATAACACATCAAGTGGGTACATATCAACTGTAAGTGGTGGACAATCTAATAAATCAATCGGAAGTTATTCTTTTGTTGGTGGTGGTAGTGGTAACACATCAAGTGGGTCTAACTCAACCGTAGGTGGTGGTGCTTTTAATCTTTCCGAAAACCAACTTGATACGATTGGTGGTGGTGCAAATAATACAACAATATTAAGTGGTGGTGCAACGGGTGCTGCAACAATAAGTGGTGGTTTGTGTAACACATCAGGAAACTATTATACATTTAATGGTGGTGGTTGTAATAACAAAACATTTGGTGAATATTCATCAATTGTTGGTGGTCAAAACAACCAAAACATTTCAGGTTTAGTACAACAAGTTTCTTTTGTTTCTGGTGATACCTCTGCAATACCTAATAATACATATAATGTTTTCCCTTCAAATATAAGTGGTTACGGTTCTGGACTACAAATTACATTTGACGTAAACACAGGTGTTGTAAGTAATGTTAATGTTGTAAATCCTGGTATAAGATATGAACAAGGACAACAAGTTTTAGTTTCTGGAAATACAATTGGTGGTTTATCACCCACAAATGATTTAACTTTTAATCTTGATTCAGTAATTGAGAGTCACTATTCATTTATTGGTGGTGGACGTAATAATACAACAAGTGGTCGGTATTCAACTATCGGTGGTGGTGGTTCATCATCTGGGTATGATGGAAATTTAGCATTAGGTGATTATTCTGTAATTGGTGGTGGGTCTGCAAACACATCACAAAGTGATTTTGCGGCTGTAGTTGCTGGTTCTGGTAACACTTCATCAGGTTATTATAGTATTCTTGGTGGTGGAATAGGAAATACAAACACAAGCGACCTTGGTTTTCTTGGTGGTGGATTTTGTAACACAACAAGCGGTTATGATGGAGTACTTAATGGTGGTGGGTGTAACACCTTGCTTAATTTATTTGGTGGTGTAATCGGAGGTGGAAGATTAAACACAGTTTTTGGGTTTGCACCAAATACAATTAGTGGTGGATTTGCAAATAATATATTTGCTTTTGGTCCATCAACAATTAGTGGTGGATATGCAAATACAACAAATAGCGATTACTCAACAATTGGTGGTGGTAATCAAAATACAATAGACACTATTGTAGCAACACAGAGTGGTTATTATGTTTATGGATCATCAATAGGTGGGGGTTCTTTGAATACAATATCTTCATATAGTGCGTACTATGATAGTTACGGTAATGCAATTGCTGGTGGAACTTGTAATGTAACTGTTTCATCATATTATAATGGACAAACAATTGGTGGAGGTGTTAGAAACACAACAAGTGGGAATTACGCAACCGTAGGTGGAGGTGTTAGAAACACATCAAGTGGAGATTATTCTTCAACCGTAGGTGGTGGTTCAAATAACACATCAAGTGGTCGGTATTCAACCGTAAGTGGTGGTTATGGTAATATTGTTGATTTAACTGGTGATTCATTATTAGGTGGTGTTGCAAATCAAATTACATCGACACCAGCACCAATTCCATTTCTTGTTCCAAGTGACGGACATAGAACGATTGGTGGTGGATTTGGAAACTTAGCATTAGGTACCTTTTCAGTTATTAGTGGTGGATTACTTAACACATCAAGTGCAGATTGTTCAACCGTAAGTGGTGGACAATGTAATAAAATAGATACAATTACGACACAGAGTGGTTATTATGTCTTTGGTTCATCAATCGGTGGAGGATCTTGTAATACAATATCATCTTATAGCGCAAATTATAATTCTTATGGTAATACAATTGCCGGAGGAACTCGTAACACCACAGTATCTTCATATTATAATGGACAAACAATTGGTGGTGGTTGTAATAACATAACATTGGGTAATTTTGCAACAGTAAGTGGAGGTGCTAATAACACATCAAGTTCTTATTATTCAACCGTAAGTGGTGGGTTTGCAAACACATCAAGTGGCAATGATTCAACCGTAAGTGGTGGACGATGTAACACATCAAGTGGAATTTATTCAACCGTAAGTGGTGGACGAAATAACGCATCAATAAATGGCTGTTCAGCAATACTTGGAGGAATGTGTAATACAGCACAACACGATTGTTCATTTATTGTTGGTTCTGGTATTTGTAGTACTGCGGCAAATACAACACACGTAAATTGTTTACACATCAGTAATATACCAACAAGTTCGGCAGGTCTTGCACCAGGAACTGTATGGAGTAACGGAGGAGTATTAAATATAGCATAAAATTAAATAAATTTAAAATGAAAAAAGTATTTAAAGATTTTTTAAACAAGTATTATAAAGAAAGCTTAGTCAAAAAAAAAGATAAAGGACAAAAAGATTTTGGTTCAAAAGTTAATGATTGTGTTGTAAGTGTATACAATAAATATTCTGATAAACAAATAACAAGTAAAGATGTGATTTTACCCTCTGGTTGTTATTCAATGATGTTAGAAACTGAAGATCAAAACGTATTTACAAAATGTTTATCTGTTTTACCAAATATAACTGATGTTATTGTTAATAACACTAAAAATTGTATTAAAGGTCAAATTGTTACTTGTGTTAAAGGCGTTGGTTTCACAATAGAAAAAGCTGGTGATATGACGTATACAGATTGTTGTGGCCAAACTAATACAAATTTTTATAATGAAAATAAATATTTTCTTGATATTTGTATAAAGAGTGATTCGCTCTTACCTTACGATAAAAAAGGTAGACCAGCAACAATTTCAAAAATAGAATATGGTAAAGAAAAATGTATTTGCGATGAAATCAAAAATAAATAAACAATAAAATAAAAACAAAAATGGAAATCAAATTATTATTTAAGTATGAAGAACCAATTACAATTGGTGAACACAAGGTAATTGCAATTAGACAAGTACCAAGAGGAATTAGATTCAGAACTGAAAATGGACCAGTCCTTAAAGAAGTTGAATTTAAAGAAACTTGGACTGAACAAGAATTACATACTTTATTGTTAAGTTAACAACTTAAGCCCACCCAAAAAAATAAAGGTGGGTTTTTTATTTGACATTAGTTGGTTAAATCAATATATTTATTTAGGTAAGGTAAATGTCGTTTTATACGACAGCAAATGAACCACTCAAAAAATATATTATGATTACAGCAGAAGAAATTAAATCGTTTCTAGAAGGAAACGACCCTGAAGAACACATTGTGGCAATAGAGTTTGATTATCAAAAAGACCACATTTATAAAATTAAAGAAGTGCCCGGAAAGGGAAAATCAATCGTTAGAGATAGTTTAATAGCATTTGCGTGGGTTGGTGACTTACGTGGTCTTAACTTTTATCAAGGTTCAAAAGCATTACAAAAAGAAGCAATGTCCAAATACGGAATTGTTATTGAGAAATTAAGAACTGACGGAAATGAACAATTAGAAAAAGGATTAACATTCCTTGTTAAATCATTAAAAGGGTATAGAGCTCTATCGCAATTTTTTAGAGATGGTGGTATAGATCCTTGGGGTGAAAAAGCAAAAGACAAGTTTCTAATGTTAACACCAACAGAACAATTCTTAGTTTCAAAAGAAAAAAGGTTGTTTAAAGGATTTGAAGATTACAATGATATCACAAGACTTGTATTTGACCTTGAGACGACCTCTTTGGAACCAAGGGATGGTCGTATATTTATGATTGGAATTAAAACAAATAAAGGTTACAGAAAAGTAATTGAGTGTTCAAATGAAGACGAAGAACGAAAAGGTCTTGTTGAGTTCTTTAAAATTATAGACGAGATAAAACCATCAATTATTTCTGGTTATAACTCAGCAAACTTTGACTGGTATTGGATTTACGAAAGATGTAAGATGTTAAATCTTGATATTAAAAAAATTGCAAAGTCACTTCACGGTGAAAGGTCAATAACACAAAAAGATTCAATGTTAAAACTTGGTAACGAGGTTGAGAAATTTACTCAGACTCAAATGTGGGGTTATAACATTATTGATATTATCCATTCAGTTCGTAGAGCACAAGCAATTAATTCGTCAATCAAAGAGGCGGGTCTTAAATACATCACAAAATTTATTGATGGTGAAGCAGCTGACCGAGTTTACATAGACCACGATAAGATTGGTTCTTTATACAAAGAAAAAAACTTATACTGGTTAAACATAGAAAACGGTAAATATAAAAAGGTTGGTGTAGACGAAAAGATAGATGAGGTTTGTTCAAGAAGAACTGACATCTACATTCAAACAACTGGGGACGACATTGTTGAGCGTTACCTTGACGATGACTTAGAAGAAACATTACTTGTTGATGAAGAATTTAACCAAGGTTCTTTCCTTCTAGCATCACTTCTTCCAACAACATATGAAAGAGTATCAACAATGGGTACTGCCACAATCTGGAAGCTTGTAATGCTTGCCTGGTCATATAAGAATGGTCTTGCAATTCCAGCAAAAAAAGAAAAAAGAAACTTTGTTGGTGGATTATCACGATTATTAAAGACAGGTTATTCAAAAGATGTATTAAAACTTGACTACTCATCACTTTACCCCTCAATTCAGTTAACACACGATGTGTTCCCAGAATCGGACATCACTGGTGTAATGAAAGGGTTATTATCTTATTTTAGGGATAGTCGTATTATGTATAAGAACTTGGCATCAGAATATAAATCAATTGATAAAAAGAAGGCCAAATCTTATGATACAAAACAGTTACCAATTAAGATTTTTATTAACTCTTTATTTGGTGCTCTTTCTGCTCCACAGGTATTTCCTTGGGGTGATATGGATATGGGAGAACAAATTACTTGTACTGGTAGACAGTATTTAAGACAGATGTTAAAATTCTTTATGAAAAGAGGGTACACTCCACTTGTATGTGATACGGACGGTATGAACTTTTCATTACCAGATGGGGGAGTAGAAGATAGAAAATACATAGGTCGTGGATTAAATTGGTTAGTTAAAGAAGGAAAAGAATATACTGGGTATGATGCTGATGTGGCCGAATTTAACGACCGGTTCATGCGTGGTACAATGGGACTTGATTGTGACGGAACTTGGGATTCTTGTATTAACTTAGCTCGTAAAAACTATGCAACATTAGAACATAATGGTAAAGTAAAACTTACAGGAAATACAATTAAATCTAAAAAGATGCCAAAGTATATTGAGTTATTTTTAGATAAAGGAGTTAAACTATTACTTAATGGTAATGGACAAGGGTTTGTTGAGTGGTACTATGAATACTTACAAAAAATATTTGACCAAAAAATTCCTTTAATGGATATTGCAAGTAAGGCAAAAATTAAACAATCAATTGATGACTACATCAAAAGAAGTAAAACTAAAACAAAGGCCGGTGCTTTAATGTCGAGACAAGCACATATGGAACTTGCAATAAATGAAGGTCTTAATGTTAATCTTGGTGATGTAATCTATTATGTAAACAACGGAACAAAGGCGTCACACGGCGATGTTCAGAAAGTTAATAAACCAAAGAAAGGCTGGTCACAAGAACACTTAAATTTATTTTTTCAAACTAATGAAAGTCATAAAGAAAAAGTAAAATTCTTACTTAAAAATGGGTGGGAACAATCTTGGTCTGATGATAACTGGGTAAGAAGTGACTCACCAAATAAAGAAGCAAACACGGGTATCCCAACAGATTCGGCATACCAACTAGCGTTTTCTGATCTTGTCGGTTCTGTTGTACAACTTAACTGTTATAGAATTAATCCCCAAGAATTAGAAAGTAACCCAGGACTTACTGGTGAGTATAATATCCAAAGGGCAATTGCAACATTTAATAAAAGAGTAGAACCATTACTTGTTGTTTTTAAAGAAGAAGTAAGAGATGGGCTTTTAGTTAAGAATCCAGAAGAAAGACCATTCTTTACAAAAGACCAATGTGAATTAATTAATGGAATTCCATTTGAGGAAAAAGACCAAGACGACATTCAAAAAGACCTCATTGATATGGAAAAAGGAGAAGTTGAGTTTTGGGGAAATGTTGGTATAAACCCACAATATATTTACGAATTAGCAGAAGAGGGGTGGGAAGAATATATTTAACCAAGTTTTAAACCGTCACTTGATAGGATATACCAGTTTCCTTCAACAAACTGAAACTGAACACAAGCTCCTTTTTCTAAAAGGAGTTCATCCCATTCTTCATCAATTTGACCAATATCAGTTTTTACAATAACAGTAGATAAAGATTTTATTGTAATTTTAGAACTTGTTTCAGAATTTAAAGTAACTTCAGATTGTTCTATGTTTCTTACAATTAATAAAGATTCTTCACCAGTTTTATAGATTGGTTCTGAAATTATTTTATTAGTAACTTGTGGTACTACCACAACCTCACTTGGTATTTCAATCGGAATATGTGTTTGATATTTTACAATATTTTTTCTTGGGGTTATATTCTCAACTCTTATCATATAACATAAATTTGTCTTGGCATAGCTCTAAACTTGAGCTGTTTATTTAAGTTTTCAGCAAGTAATGCTTCACGTTCCATAACTTTTTCTGGTTTTAATCTTGTAAGTCTTCCTTCGGCACCAATAAGTTCATCAATAAGTTTTGTCTTTTCATCTTTAGCTTCAGTTGCCAGTGATGCGTAATCCATAGTTAAATCACCACCTTCACCTGTTTTTAAGTTTCCACTAAACTTACCTCGTACTCTAGATAATGTTTCCTTACAATAAGCAATAAACCATCTTCTAACCCAAACTTGCGCAGGATTATTTAAATCGTTCCAACCCATTTTATCAAATGGAACATCCGATGGTAGTCTTATTATGTCTGGGTTTTCAGCCAAACACTTATCTCTATCACCACCATCATCGTAATACCAATACCAAACTCTACCTCTCATTAATGTCCCATTACCAAAGTCAAATTTACCACCAGGTGTATTCATTAGATGAACCGCTTTTTTACCTTCTGGTAATGCTGTTACACGATATGTTAATTCACCGGCAATAATTCTTCTTTGTATGTTAATTTCTTGCATTCTTAATAACATATCAAAAGCTGGCATCATAAAATAACTACCACCCATATTACCCATTTGAGCTAAACCTCCGCCTCCTCCGAGACCTCCACCAACACCTAAAGATCCAAAAGACCAAGGGTCAAATACCATATTATTTAATTCTGGTGGAGAATACCATAACAATTCGTTTAATTCACGACCAGCGGGAATTTCATATATCTGTTGTTTAGGTACTAATTGTATATAATCCTTTTTCAACACAGAGTCACCACCAGCTTGTAGACCTACGATTTTTGAATAGGCATATGTGTATCTTGTTTCATAATCAAGACTTCTAGTTGTAAAAGCTTTTGTTAATGATTGTGTGTCTAAATTAAGATTATAAAGTGCGGTCCATTGTGATTCAATTAACCAGTCTTGAACATATTGTGAATACTCGTCGATAGAAAATTCTAAAAGAGTGTCCATTTGTTCATCTTCTAACTCAACACTTCTAAGTGGTGCACCAAGTAAATGTCTTACTTTTGTGTATAATTTACTTCTGTTTGGTTCATCAATAATTGCCATTGTGATTTTTTTATATAAATATCACAATAAATTATTTTAGTATTCTTCTTACGTCTATTTTGAATCTTTCATTTCTAGAAAGGTTCCTAATTATATCTTGTGGGATGTTATCACCTAATTTACCAACACCATATTTTTGACCTAAGTTATTAAATAAATCAAGAACTTCTTTTGTTTTATCATCACCTAATAAAAATTCTGAGTATTCTTGGGTTGATATTTCTGGAAACTTTATTGCACCTCTTTGTGGTGCCACATCAGAATTGGTTAATTTTAATATCTTTGTTGAAAATCTTATTTGTTGTGAATTTTTTGATTTTGGTGCTGTCGTCATACCAGGTAATTTAAGAATATTTTTAAGTGCGTTCTTATCATAATAATATAGTGATATATTATAACTTTCATTTGGAACTCCTAATAACATACCATCAATATCACTTAACAAATAATCTATCAAATCTTCAGCAACATTAACAATGTCTTGGTTTTGACTGCTAATCAACTGAGCAATAAAATTAGGCTCACTTTCAATTGACTGTAAATATTTTTTATTTTCTTCACTACCAGTGTATGAATTAATATACCCAGAAAGTGATGCTTTAATTCCTTTCAAAACCGGTGATTCACTTGTGTTTCTTACTATCTTACAAGAAATCTTTAATCCTTCTGGTGTTACTAAATCATAAGGTGTGTTTAAACCAGAAGAAATTTGTCCACCAAGTAAACCAGAAATCAACGCTTCAAAATCTAAACCTCTAGATCTACTTCTAATAAATCTTTGGTAATAATTATTAAATCTAAATCTTGTTCTTTCTGATGTTTCAGATAAATCTAAATTCATAAGACCTTCTATTGTTCTATTAAATTTTAAACCACGTTCTTCAATTTCAGTTGTTATAATATTATTAATAGCAACTTCAGCGGCTTCAGCATCTAAAGGAATTAATCTAATTTTTTGTAGTTCTCTATTCATCGCTCGTTTAACATCGGGTTCAAATTCTTCACTTTCTAATAGAACCCTCAAATATGTTTCGTTTAATTTTTTCTTAGATTTACCGACATAAAGTTCATTAACAAATTCCCAATTTATATGGTTCCAGAACTTTTTAATGTATTCATCTCTTTTATTTCTATATCTAAGATAATATGCGTGTTCCCACAAATCAAGACCAAGAAGTGGATATCCACCATCTTTAATAATATTCATAAGTGGATTATCTTGGTTTGGTGTGGACATAATTTTTAATCTATTTGTTTTTGTTAAAACAAGCCAAACCCAACCAGAACCAAACCTTTCTTTAGCAACTTCATTAAACTCGTCTTTCATTTTTTTAATATTACCATATTGTCTGGTAATTTTTTCAGAAATCTCACCTTTTGGGATTTGTTTTTTTGGTGATAACATTTTCCAAAACAATGCGTGATTAAATGCACCACCTGCATTGTTTCTAACTTTTGTATCGTACTTACTAATAGATTTTATAATATCTTCTAAATCAACATCTTTATAATTTTTTTTAGAAAGAGCGTCATTTAATTTTTTAACATAACCTTTATAATGTTTGTTATAATGTATGTTCATTGTTTCTGGATCAACAAATTGTTTTAATGCTGAGTACGAATACGGTAACTTTTCAATACCAATCTTTTTCATCTCTAAAAGAAATTCTTTTTTGATGTTTTCTTTTTCAGTAATTAAAATATTTTCTTTTAATAAATTAATTTTTTTATTTATACCTTCATACATCATTTCTTCTTTTTCTGGAAAATTTTTTTCAAATTTTTTTAATAAAGAACCTGCTTCAGCATTTGCTTCATCTTCTAGTGGTCCACCAATATCTTGTTTCGGAACTTTATTTTTTACATTAATTTGCCATTCGTGTACCCATTCGTGTGCTAAAGTTCTAAAAATATCTCTATTCATTCTTCCTTTAGTTAATATCTTTAATTCAGAATCTTGAGTTCTACTTCCAGATGACATTTTACCAAATCTTTCACCAGTAAAAATAATTGTAATTTCTTCTTTTAACGGATATTTTTTTTGTAAAAATTTTATAAAATCGTTTGCTAACTTTCTGTCTTTTTCGGACATCTCACACTTTATATGTTTTACCTTAACTTTCATTAACTATAAATACATTATAAAATAAAAAACCCCACTTTTGGGTGGGATTTGGCTAACTTCTTTTATTTATTAGGTGTAGGATTTCTTCTACAACATCACCAGATTCTTGTAGTTCGTCGCCCATTACGGTACCAATCACTTTCTTCTTATTATTTAATATATCGTATATAACACCTTCTATTGTATTTTCAAATATTGGATAGTAAACAAGGACATTATTTTTTTGACCGTATCTGTATGCCCTATCTTCTGCTTGTGCGTGTTCGGCTGGTACAAACGATAAGTCATTCATAATTACAGCTTCAGCTGCTGTTAAAGTAAGACCAACACCGGCAGCTTTTAAGTTACCAACAAAAACTTTAATTTTTTCATTTTCCTGGAATTGGTCAACAGCATATTGTCTTTGTACTTTATTACAACTACCATCTAAATAAACAGATTCTTTACCAAAGTGACTATGTATTAGTTGTAATGTGTCAGTAAAGTTTGTAAAAATGATTACTTTTTTTCCCTGATCTATAATGTTCTGTACAAACTCAATAGTCTCTTTTACTTTCTCGTTTGCAATTACCTTTCTTACTTTCATTAGTTTTGAAAACTGAACTGTAAGTGATGATGACTCTTCTTTTTTATTTTCTAACCATTCGTAGTACTCACCCATTAAGTCCTTATATTCTTTTGATGAAGTCCTAAGATATACTGGTGTGATTATTTTATCTGGTAAATCTAAAACATTTTCTTTTAATCTTCTTAAAATTTGTTTTGAAGTTCTATCTCTTAATTCTTCTAAATTTGAGGCACCAGTAACGTTCCAAACTTTTCTATTACCAGCTCTAAATTGAAAACCTTGACAGTAACGAATTGCATAAGCCATCCAGTTTTGTGCTACTGGACTTTCAATAAGGTTTAATAAGTTATAGTAATTAATTGGTCTAGAAGTCATTGGTGTACCAGTAAGTAACCAAACTCTTTTTATATTTTTTGTAAAATCATTTATAAGTTTTGTTCTTTGAGCTTGAGCATTTGAAACCATATGTGCTTCATCAAGTATTACAAGTTCAAATTTAGATTGTAACAAAAGTGAATTTTCTTTATCTTCTTTATTATGAAAGTTTTTTAAGATATCATAGTTAACAATAACAAAATCAGCTTCAGTTGAAAATTTTTTACCTTCTGCAATATAACAGGTTCTATCTGAATAATTTGCAATTTCTCTTTCCCAATTTATTTTAAGTGACGCTGGACAAACAATTAATATTTTCTTAGCACCAGTCTCAAGAGCTGCAATAATTGTTGAGGTTGTTTTACCAAGACCCATATCGTCAGCCAATATAAATCTTCTAGTACTTACTAATTTTTCTATTGCTTCTTTTTGGTGTGATAGTGGTGGTCTGTGGTCGTATTTAGAATAATCAATATTAACCTCATCTACCGTTTGTGATTTAATTAAAGACGACTTAGGTACCCAAAATTCGGATAGAACATCCTTTTCAAAAAACTTACCCCAGATATGATACGATTTATCTTTTTCAACAAGTAGTTTTTCAATATAAACTTTTTCTGGTGTTTCTAACAAATATCTTTCTTGTGCGAACTTTTTAGCAAAGTAAGGGTCAAGTTCAACCCACTTACGAGCAACCTTTGGTTTTGTATCAAAATACGTTACAACATATTCTGCTTGAGTTCTTGTTGGGTAAAACTTTTTATTAGTTTCTTTTTTGGTTTTCATATAAAGAATATGGTTATTACCTCCACTATATGAATCCAACAAATCGAGTGCTTTATGTTCTATTAATTGTTTTTGTAATTCCAAAATTGCAAGTTATAAATAAAAATAATAATAAAAACAATATTTATCAATAAATAATACAAAATGCAAAATAGACTTCCAATAACAAGACTTGGTAAATTTTTTGGGGATAGTGATTTTAACCTTGAACTTGAGATGGGTCAAGAGTGGTTAATTGGGGATTTAAATTTTACTTGTGTTCTTTACAAAGTTGATAAAACAAAAACAAAAACTGACGATGTTTATGGTGAAACTGTATCAGACGGTATTAAGTTTTTACCACCAATTGAGTTTGGAGCATTTGTTCAAATTGCAACACCAGAAAATAAAAATGTTGGTACAACTAAAAACGTACAACTTGAACCAGGTAATATAACAATATCTGTTTATTTAAAAACACTTGAAGAACTTGGTATAGACATTGACCTTGGTGACTATGTTGGGTACTACGACACAGAAAATTTTGTAAGATACTATACGGTTGTTAATGACGGTAGGGTTGTATCTGATTTTAAACATACATATAAAGGATACAGACCTTTTTATAAAACAATTGTTGCGGCACCAGTCGGACCTAACGAATTTAGAGCATTATAATAATGGCATTACCAAAAAAAATAAAAAAATACATTCCGTTAACCGAATCTAAAACTCTTTTACCACGAAGAAGAGAACTTCGTGATATGATAGAAGCTGATGGAACATTCTTACCAAAAAGTTTATTACATGCTGATTTGGATAGGGGGTTTTTAGATTTTGTTCGTGACGAATTAAAATGTGTTGTTGAAGGAAAGACTATCCCAATGATAGATATTTTAATTACAACACAAAATTGGTCGCAGTTTGTTGAAACTTGGGATTTCCAAAACATCGACAAGAACACCGAACCACCTTTTATTACAGTAATTAGAACACCAGAAGTTAAATATGGTAACAACCCCTCAATAGTTTATACAATACCTAATAGGCGATTGTATTTTTACGCTAAAGTACCAACTTGGGATGGAAACAAAAATGGTTACGACATTTATAAAATACCACAACCAGTACCAGTTGATATAACTTACACGGTTGCAATTATCTGTAATAGAATGCGTGAAGTTAATAGATTTAATCAAACTGTTATAGAAAAATTCTCATCACTTCAAGCATATCAAACTATTAAAGGACATTATATTCCAATTAAAATGAATAATATTTCTGATGAGTCAGTTATGGATTTGGAAAAAAGAAAATATTACATTCAAAAGTATGAATTTACAATGATGGGTTTTCTAATAGATGAAGACCAATTTGAAGTTAGTCCGGCGATCACAAGATCTTTCCAAATATTTGAAACTGAAACTCCATATAAGAAAAGAAGACAAAAAAGAGCACAACCACCAGAACCAACGGTTTATGATGTTGTATTTCCAGTAACAACTGATGAGGTTGAGGAATTATTTAATTATACATTTAAAATGAGTTTAACCCAATCAAATAACATTAGTTCGTTCCAGGTTTATATAAATGGTGATTACTATGGAAATGATTTAACTGAAATACAAATTAACACAAATGATACAATTTTATTTCAAATTGTTAGATTAGATGCAACACAAGTTGCTAGCTTAGTATATGTTGAGGCTCTTAATTAATCTTCACCGTATATATCTTTTTTTTCTTTACATTTTTCTAAAATAATACCTTCTAAAAACTTATACATTTTAAGTCCTCGTTTATCACAATATTTTTTTAAGACCTCGTGAACGTCTTTATCAATTTTTAAATTTTTTATCTTTTTTGGTTGTTCTGACATAGGTAGAAAAAAGGTAGAAAAAAAACATACCAAAATATAAATAGTTTATAATAAGTAAAGTTTTTAGTAAAAACGTTAATATTTATATTAAAATAAATGAATAAATTAAATAAAGACAATGGCTACTAACAGTAAAGTTTTTGTATCACCAGGAGTTTATACATCAGAAGTTGATTTGAGTTTTGTCGCTCAAAGTGTTGGTGTTACAACTCTAGGGATTGTCGGAGAAACAATTAAAGGTCCAGCATTTGAACCGATTTTTGTGAGAAACTACGACGAATTCCAATCGTATTTTGGTGGAACATCACCAGAAAAATTCGTAAACACACAGATTCCAAAATATGAATCTGCATATATCGCTAAAGCGTATTTACAACAATCAAATCAATTGTTTGTTACCAGAGTTTTAGGATTATCTGGATATGACGCAGGACCTTCTTGGTCTATTTTAACTAAGGCAAACTTGGATTCTAAAACATTAGACTATTGGTGTTTAAGTGCTGGTACCGTTTTATGTGAACCAGCATGTGTAATTAAAAAAGAATTACCATTTACCGTAGAATTTAGTGCGTGTACTTTAAACACAGGATTTGTTACGTATTTAACAAGTTTCCCAAGTGACATCCAAAACATTCTAACTTCTTCATATGAAGAATTTGATGGTGATTTATCAACACTACAAACTCAAATTAATGCGTTAATCTCTGATGTAATAAACAGTAGTAACCCAACTGCAGCACAAAATAATTTTATAAGATATTTTGGTTCAATACCACAAGCAGATTATAATACCTTATATAGTGGTGGTTACACTGCGGAAACAAATGTATTTGCTGTTGATAATGTTGTTTTTGAAAACTCAGACCCAACATCACCACAAAACGATTCTTGGTATTATGCTTTATTCCAAAATGCTGGAAATAGTCTATACTCAGGATTTTCATTCTTTTCATCAGTTGATAACCTTACACCAACAAACACATATACAAGTTTACAAAATCCGTTTATTCCGTATATGATAACAACGACAACAACGACTGGAAATTTTGGTCCTTATAATTTAGTTGTTAAAGTTGCACCAGGTTCAATTGTTGTTCAATCTTGTTTGTCCTCAACATTACCTGTTACAAATGATGTAACATTATCATTTGATGTAACAATAAATGTTACAAGTGGATTACCAATATTAATTAATGAATCTGTAACAATTGAAGCGGGTGAGGTTAGTGGTTGTACGGTTGTTAGTTTCCCTAACGATGACTACCAAAGACTAACAGGTACTGGTTCAATAAGTAATTTAGTATCAAGTGACCCAGCAGAATTAGATCCTAATGATGTTACAATTAGTCTACAATTTGTTTGTGACCCAATTTTACCAACAACTACAACAACAACAGTACCACCAATACCAAATGTATGTTTTACAGGTTCTGTTGTAGGTATGATTTATTATTACACTGGAAGTTCATTTACTGAATATGACGATTTAGTTGTTACAACATTAAGATCAAGAGGTAATTCACCTTATTCAGATGGAACAAATCCAATCTATGAAGTTACTGGTATTACAGATGTTACAATAGATATGACTGGTCAATATAGTGGTGTTCTTAAAAATCCATTCTTACCATTTAGTGTTGGTGTTACTAACTATGATGGTAAAGAATTTGATTTTGAAGTTTCATTATCTAATAGTGATGCTAAAAACATTAATAAAGTATTTGGTCGCGGTAACTTCGAAAAACCAAGAACTCAAGTTCCATTAATGGTTGAAGAATCATATTTGAATTTACTTAACTATGCTTGGAGTAAAGGTTATATCAGAGGTTTAAGTACTGAATTAGTTGCTAGTGAAGGTGCTCAAAGTAATGATTTAAGTAGTATTGGTTATTACTTAGAAAAATTCCAATCACCAAGTACACCTTGGATTGTATCAGAATTAAGAGGTACAAAAGTATACAACTTATTTAAGTTCTACACAATTTCAGATGGTAATAGTGCAAACACTGAAGTAAAAATTTCATTAGCTGACTTATCATTTAATAATGAAACGTTTACAGTTTTAATTAGAGATTATTTTGATACCGATTCAAACCCAGTAGTGTTAGAAAAATTCACTAACTGCTCAATGAATCCACAAGAAAATAACTTTATTGCTAAGAAAATCGGTACATTAGATGGTGAATATGAATTAAAATCTAGATACGTCCTTGTTGAAATAAATGAAGATGCGCCAATAGATTCAATCCCTTGTGGTTTTGAAGGTTATACATTTAGAGAATACCCAGGTGGTCAATCACCATTCCCAGTTTACAAAACTAAATATTTCTTACCTGGTGAATTAGTATTTAACCCTCCTTTTGGTTTATCTAGTGGTGGTGACGATGCTTTCACAAGTCCTGGAGATAATGTTAGAAGAACATACTTAGGTTTAGGTTCTTACTGGGGTTATGATACAGACTTCTTCCAATATAAAGGAAAAAGAAAACCATTTAACTTATGTACTGGAGAGCCATTTGATTGGGATTTCAAAACTAAAGGTTTCCATATGGATGAACTTGCTAGCGGAATTACAATTTCAGGAGCATTTGCTTCAAGCGGTACTTCAGCTTTTGAAGTTGGTGATGCAACATTCTCTTCAGAACCTACAGACCCAACTGATCCTTACTACAGATTAAATGCTAGAAAATTCACAGTAATGGTTTATGGTGGATTTGATGGTTGGGATATCTATAGAGAATACAGAACAAATGCTGATAAATATACTTTAGGTAGAACAGGATTCTTAAATGGTGCTTGTTCATCTTTAAGATACCCTAAAGGTAAAGGAAATGGATTGTTTAAACAAATTGCAATCGGTGATGGTACGGTAGAATACGGTAACACAGATTACTATGCTTATTTATTAGGTATTAGAACATTTGCTAACCCAGAAGCTGTAAATATCAATATATTCACAACACCAGGTATTGATTTGTATAATAATAGTGACCTTGTTGAAAAGACAATCGATATGATTGAAAATGAAAGAGCAGATTCACTTTATATCACAACAATGCCAGATTACAATATGTTTGTTTCAACAACAACTGAAGGTGATAATTTTATCTACCCACAAGAAGCTGTTGATTTGTTAGAAGAAACAGGCATCGATTCCAACTATACTGCAACATATTATCCTTGGGTATTAACAAGAGACAGTGTAAACAATACACAAATCTATATTCCAGCAACGGCTGAGGTTACAAGAAACTTGGCACTTACTGATAATATTGCATTCCCTTGGTTTGCGGCAGCAGGATATACTCGTGGTATTGTAAATTCAATTAAAGCTCGTAAGAAGTTAACACAAGAAGACAGAGACGTTCTTTATCTTGGTAGAATTAACCCAATTGCTACGTTTGCTGATGTAGGTACAGTAATCTGGGGTAACAAAACACTTCAAGTAAGAGAATCTGCACTTGATAGAATCAACGTAAGAAGATTATTACTACAAGCTAGAAAATTAATTTCTGCTGTATCTGTAAGATTGTTGTTTGATCAAAACGACCAACAAGTAAGACAAGACTTCTTGAACGCAGTTAACCCAATCTTAGATTCAATAAGAAGAGATAGAGGTTTATATGATTTCCGAGTAACAGTATCTAACGATACAGAAGATTTGGATAAAAACCAAATGACTGGTAAAATCTATATTAAACCTACAAAATCTTTAGAATTTATCGATATCACATTCTACATTACACCAACTGGTGCGTCGTTTGATGATGTATAATAAATTAAAGATTATTATAAAGTGGGGGTCATTGATCCCCATTTTTTATTTTATGTAATATTTATTAATATGAATTACAAAAATTTAGTTAGACAGATAATTAATGAAATTATTGATGATGCTCATACACCAGTTATGAAATACTATGCTTTTGACTGGGATGATAACCTAATGTATATGCCAACAAAAATTTATTTGAAGGACAATAACAACAACTCTGTTGGTATGTCTACTGAAGATTTTGCTGAATATAGAACTTTAATTGGAAATGAAGATTTTAATTATGAAGGCCATACTATTGTAGGTTTTGATGAAAACCCTTTTAGAGATTTTAGAGTAACTGGGGATAAGAAATTCTTGGAAGATGCAATGAAAGCACCTACTGGACCCGCTTGGTCCGATTTTATAGAGGCAATTAATAACGGCTCTATATTTTCAATTGTAACAGCAAGAGGTCACACACCAAGTATATTAAAACAAGGAGTTTATAATCTAATAAAGAAAAATATGCACGGTTTAGATTCAAATAAACTTGCAAAAAATTTATTAAAATATAGAAATTTAGCGGATGAAGATAAATTAACAAAAGACCAACTAATAAGAGCTTATCTTGATATGTGTAGGTTTTATCCTGTTTCTTTTGGTGAAGGTTCGGCAACAAATCCTGAGCAAGCAAAAATAGAAGCCATGGAAGAGTTTGTCGATTATGTAAAACTTACTTCAAGGAATTTACAAACAAAAGCTATGATGAAAAATAAGATTAGTAATTATTTTACACCTTTTATTGGATTTTCAGATGATGATGTAAGAAATGTAGAATCTATGAAAAAACATTTTGATAAAAAAGAAGATAATATATTAAAGACTTATTTAACAGCAGGAGGAGAAAAGAAACAATATTAATAAACTAATATATTAATTAATAAAGTAGTATTTATAATAGAATATATAATTTGAAAAAAAGCCAAAGTAAATAGAAAAATTTTTCACAATCATATATTTATCAATAAAGAAAAATAAACATTAAAAAAAAATAAAAAATTATGGCTGATTTATTAATGAAAATGCCAGTTCCGTATGAACCGAAAAGACAGAACAGGTTTATCGTTAGGTTCCCTTCAAGTTTGGGAATTAACGAATGGTTTGTTGAAAGTGCATCAAGACCGTCAATTAAAGTAGGTTCAACAGAAATCCAATTTCTAAACACTTCGACTTATGTTGCAGGTAGATTTAACTGGGACCCAATTACAGTTAAATTTAGAGATCCAATTGGACCTTCTGCCTCACAAGCTCTAATGGAATGGATGCGTCTATGTGCTGAATCAGTTACAGGTCGTATGGGTTATGCCGCTGGTTACAAAAAGAATGTAGATTTGGAAATGTTAGACCCAACTGGAGTAGTTGTTGAAAAATGGATTTTAGAAGGTACATTTATGACTGACTTGAACTTTGGTTCTCTATCTTATTCACAAGATGCGATTGCTGATATTTCGGCAACACTTCGTATGGACCGTTGTATTTTGGTTTACTAATTTACTTCAAATATTATTTACTACCCACATAATTTTAGGTTATGTGGGTTTTTTATTTACAAAAAACATAAGTAAGATATTTTTATAATAAAAAAAGAATATGGAAACTAATGTTAATGATTACGGCCAAATGAATTTTAATTTACCACACGATGTGGTGCCACTTCCATCTGGGGGGATATTCTATCCAAACAAAAAGAAAAGTGTAAAAATTGGTTATCTAACGGCGGCCGATGAAAACATATTAGTTAATATGGAAGGTAATAGATCCATTAAAGAAACATTAATATTACCTTTACTAAGAAATAAACTATATGAACCAGATTTAAGACCGGAAGATTTATTAGATGGTGATATTGAAGCAATATTATTATTTCTAAGAAACACTTCTTTTGGACCGGAATACACAGTTTCAATTAATGACCCACAAACTGGAAGATTGTTTGACGCTACAATTGTTCTTGACGAATTAAACATTAAAAAAAATTTAGTAGAGCCTGATAGTGATGGTACTTTTACTATTACATTACCTAGGAGTAAATCAACAGTTAAAATAAAACCTTTAACTATGAGGGATTATTTAGAAATAGAAAGAACGTTAGAATCTTACCCACAAGGTAGAGTACAACCAGTTGTAACAGCAAGACTTAATAAACTTATTGTTGAATTAGATGGAAAGACAAACAAAGGTGATATTGCAAAATTTGTCGAAACAATGCCAATTTCTGATTCAAAATTTGTTAGAAATTTTATTTTTGAAAACGAACCTAGACTTGATCTATCAAAAGAAGTTATAGCCCCATCAGGAGAAAGAGCAGTAGTGTCTATTGCTTTTGGGGTGGAGTTTTTTCGGCCTTTCTTCTCAATATAAGTTAAGACTTATTGACGAATATATTTATTTAGCAAAAATGTTAAAACTTTCTTATAGTGACTATCTAATTATGCCAACATATTTTAGACGGTATGTCATTGATAAAATATCCGAACAAAATCAAGAATAAAGTATTTATCAATAAATTAGATTCCAATTATGTTTAATGATAATAAAGCTAAAGTAGAGGGTAGTAATCAAGACAAAACCGCAGAAGCTGCAGCACTAGAAGCGACAAGAACAATACAAGGTGCTACAGTTGCATCAACTGCGTTGGACAATGCCGCTAAAAACGGTCTTAATGTATTTAAGACAGCTGGGGATTTATTAGGCTCAATAGGTGAAGAACTAAACAACATCTTTTCAATAGAAAAAAACTGGGAGAGATTAAAACTATTAGATAAACAATCCGCAGAAATTAATGAGGCTCTAGGATTAGGAACCAAAAAAGCTGGTGAATTTAAACAATTATTGGCGGATTCATTTCCAAGGTTTGCAGAATTAGGTTTAGATATTTCAGAAGTACAGAAACAATATGTTGAATTATCTTCAGCGTTTGGTACAAACATTTCAATCACAGATGAAAAAATGGCTGAAATTGCAGCAACATCAAAGGTAACTGGTGTAGAAGCAGGAACATTAGCGTCAGCATTTAGAGGTGTTGGTGTTAATTTAACTAATGTCGCCGATAGAATGATGGATGTTACAAAAGTAGCAAAAGAATCTGGTGGTATTGTAAGAGATGTTTCTGACAAAGTTGTTAAAAATCTTGGTCAGATGAATATGTATAACTTTGATGGTGGTATTAAAGGACTTGCAAAAATGTCAACACAAGCGTCTAAACTTGGAATAGATATGGGTAAAATTTTTGAAATAACCGAAAAAGTTTTTAACCCAGAAGGTGCTATAGAAATGGCGGCTTCTTTACAAAGATTGGGTGTTCAAACAAGTGCTTTAACAGACCCGCTTAAACTTATGGATTTATCGGCAAATGACCCAGCCGAATTACAAAATCAAATTGTAAAAATGTCAAAAGATTTTGTTAGTTTTAATAAAAATTTAGGTGAGTTTCAAATTATGCCAGGCGAAAAAAGAAGATTAAGAGAGGTTGCCGAAGCTTTAAATATGTCATCAGCTGAATTATCAAAAATGTCTTTAAATGCTGCAAACTTAGATTACAAAATGAAACAAATTAAATTTGCACCAGGGACTTCAAAAGAAGATAGGGAAATGATTGCAACTTTAGCTCAAATAAATAAAGAAGGTAAGGCAGAAGTTAAAGTTAAACAAATTGGTGCCGATGGTAAAGAAACGGGTGAATATGAAATGGTTGAAGTCGGAAAATTAACAACAGACCAACTAAAACTATTAAAAGAATCTCAAGAATTGCAAGGTAAATCAATGGAAGAATTGGCAATAGATCAACTTAGTGAATTAGGTTCATTGAACGCAAAAATGTCATCATTTTTAACATCAATAAGATTTGCTTTTCCTTCATCAAAAACTGGTCAAGAATTATATGGTGCTGCAACAACAGGAGCAAGAAAAAGCCTTTTCAAGGAATTTGATGGTTCAGGTCCAGGAATTGTTAATAAAGAAATTAGAGAAACAGAAAATACTAGAGATTTTGTAAACAATACAACAAAAGCAATGGGTGATATTTTTACCGAAATCAAAAATAAAGTAACTAGCGTTAAAAGTGTGGACGATGTTACAAAACTTTTTGGTGATGCCGCAGATTTTTTAACTGGTAAGTTTGATGAATTAAAAAATAAAGACGTATTAACTATGTTTAATGATTTTACCGCAGGGAAAAACATTAACCCCTTGAATACCGCTACACCTAGTGTTTCTAATGCCTTAAACACATTAAATACTAGTTCGACCAATTCAACAGTTAGTACTAACAATACTGTAAATAATAATTCAACAATTGCAACACCATCAAAAATTGAAAATAAACCATTAGAAGCTAAAATTGATGCGACACATAAGATTGATATTAATGTAAATATGGACCCAAATATTAGAAATCAAGCCTTAAGTACTTTTTTATCAAAAGCATTAGATGAATACTATGGTAGTAGTACGCCTAATATGGCAAAATTAGTAGGGTTAATTGATAAATATTATACAGAAAACGGATTAGTACCAGGCGGTAAAAAGGAACCACCACCAAGATAAACTCTTAATTACATTTCAAAAAAATTATTTATAATCTATTTATAAATAAAATTAAAATTAATGTCGGAAAGTTCATTATCGTTTAATTCAACCGCCACATTTAGGAATATCCTAATGGGTAGGAATTTAACACCCTATAATGTCCCAGGGGCTTATAGTCCACCATCTGGAAATGTAAATTACGAAGTATCACCAATGAATGATAGTTCAGTTATTGATTCACCAAATGATTTAATTGGGACTACTGTACAAGCAAACCAACTTTATTCATTAAACGAATATGGGCCAGAAGGTGGTTATAATAATATTATATCAACTGATGGTGAACCATTACCAGTAACACCAAATCAAGGTGAATACGGACAAGACAACGCAGAAATAGATTTAGTTAATGAATTTTATATTGATTCAGCATACATAAAAAATGTTTATGGTCCAGAAAGTGGTTATAAAGATTTGGTAATTATTACAGATAATTTTAATAACCTACAATACTTTTCACCATATGCGACATCTAATGGTAGTGTATTTCAATCAGTACCTATTAATTTTTTATATTCTATCTATAGTCCTTTTGAAATTCTGTCATCTTCAAACCCGACGGGAACACCAGGACCTTTATCACAAGATTCATTACTAGCACAAATTGGTGCAAAAAAATTAAAAGAAGCCTTTGAAAAAAGAATTGCTGATGAGGTTAATAACACAATTAACAGTATTGTTAATTTAGATTCATTACAAGACCCATTTGAAGCTTCACTTGTTGCAAGTGGTCAACAACCACTAATTAATAAAAATTGGAAAATTACGGTTCCAGACAATCCGTTATTAGCGGCCGTTTCTTTTGCAAATAGATTAAGTGGTACCTATTTTCCGGTATCATTAATACCTGGTGATTACTTTACAAAACCATTACAAGGTCAAAATGCTCAAACACAAGGAGCACTTAATGTTGTTAACAATCTTACTGGTGGTGCTTTAGGTTCGTTATTACCAAATGCTAAAAACCCTTCGGTTTTATTTTTGGAAAACACAGGTTATGGTCAAAAATCAGTATTGTTTAAAAGTATTGAATATAACATCTATAGACCAAACTATGATAAAGGATTAATACTTGGTGTAACAGACGCCATTAATAATCTCTTAGGTGGAAACACAGAGGCCGGTGGTAGTGGTTATTACGTTGGTAGTAGTCAAGCTGAACCGTCATCGATAAATTCACCAGCAAATGAAATTCCTGTTGATAGATTTGGAAACCAACAACCAAGTCCAGTTTATGGTCCAGACACATTGGGTAAACTTTACGAAGGAAACGAAGATAAGATTAAATTTGGTCTGGGTGGAAAATCATATTCAAACCAAGGAGGAATTACAGGACAGTTTACTTGGGTTTCACCAAAATATAAAGATAACTTAGGATTTAAGGTTGCACCTGGCGGTGACCCAGTACAACCACAAGATAAGGAATTTGACGCGGTTAAAGGAGAATTTAACGCGGATACAGAATCAACTGGTTTTGAATTTAAAGGTGGTTCTATTTTAGATAACACACAAAGATTAATTAATGCCGCCGACAATGTTACTGGTGCAAAGAGATTGCAACACGTAGGAAACGCAATTAATCAAGTATCCAAAGTCTTTAATGACGGATACAAAGAAATGACGAAAGGTTCACAAGTAATTGCTTATTATGATAGTGTAACCGATTCAGAAACAATAGGGATTGAAGGTTCGGAAGTCGGAAGAGAATATTGTAGAGTTTTCCAAAAAGATACACCTTATTTAACTTATGCCGACTTACAAAAAACAGACGGTATTACAATTTCTGGTAGAAAATTTGACTATTCAGTATTAGATAATACATATAATTTAAACATTGCACCATTAAGAAATCCTGGATCAACAAACATATTTGACCAAAAAGTTAAAAAATATATGTTTTCTTTGGAAAACCTTGCATGGAGAACGTCAAGTCAACCAGGGTTTACGTATGACGATTTACCAGTATGTGAAAGAGGGCCTAACGGTGGTAGAATTATGTGGTTTCCACCATATGATTTAACATTTAGCGATTCATCAACAGCTAACTGGAATCCAACATCGTTCCTTGGTAGACCAGAACCAATACATACATATAAAAATACAACAAGGACTGGTTCTATATCTTGGAAAATTGTGGTTGACCATCCTGCTATGATGAACACAATTATTAGAAAACAATTAGATAAGTTTTCACCAGAACAAGTTGATTCTATTATGGATTCATTTTTTGCTGGTTGTGTTAAATATGATTTATATGATTTGGCGGCTAAATTTAATACAATTCCAGTCAATCAACTTTATGAATATCAAAAATTATTAGCCGACCCAAGACTTACAGATGAACAAAAGTATGGAATCCTTGATGAAATACCAAAAAGCCCTGAACCACAAATTGATGCGTCTTCTGGTGGGGGTGACGATGGTGGTATTAGTACTGGTAACAATACAAATGCCTCAAATAATAATGGTAATGGTGGTACTAACACAACAGTAGTTAGTGACCAACAACAAGAAATGACAAATACTGAATTAACAGAATGGGAAGGATATGCCTTTTATTTTGATAATGATTATCCATTTGGGTCTGGAAGTTGGGAAACCACAGTACCTAATAGTCAAGATTATAAATATTGGTATGATATCTATTTGAAAAGAAAAACCGTATATAATTCAAGTTCAGCACCTCTAAAAGTAAGTAGTGGTGGTGATTTATTTACAAGAGCCCAAGTAATACCATTTTTTGATCAAGTAATTATTGGTAATTTTCAAAAAATTAATAACGAACTTTTACCAAAACTTAAAGAAATTATTGTAGATCAAGGTGGAACTGTCGTTTTAGAATTACAAGGATCCGCATCCGCCCCAGCCTCAGTTGGATATAACGATAATCTATCACAAAGAAGAAATGATTCTGTAAAAAAATGGTTTTTAAAACAAAAATTAGGTGATAAATTAATATCAGAATTACAAACCGAAGGTAAAGTTAAATTTAAATATACAGCAAGTGGTGAACAATTTATAATACCACAGACAAATAATGGTGCAGGAAAGGGTGTTAATTGTACCAACAACATAAAAGATGTTAATTTGGGTTATGTAACTAATGAATCACAATGGTATAGTGTTCCTGCGATGGTTTGTCGCAGAGTTGGTATTGGTAAAATTAAAGTTACAAAACCAGTACCAACAACCACAACTACTACTACCGTACCTCCTCCACCACCTACAACTACAACTACAACATTACCAATACCACCAATAACATCAGTAACAACATCAACAACAACTGTTGATATTGTACCTGTTCCACCCCTAGTCACACCTAAACCAATTGATCCTGCAAAAAAATTAAAAGAAGGAATATCAAAGAAAGTACTTAGGTTTTTATTTTCTGAATGTGATTATTTTGATTTGATTAAAGAAGACCAACCAATGGTACTTGCAAGTATCCAAGATAAGATAAAATACTTTCATCCTGCCTTTCACTCAACAACACCAGAAGGTTTAAACGCTAGACTAACATTTTTAAATCAATGTGTTAGACCTGGTCAAACAATTCCAGTAATTGGTCCAGATGGTAAACCAAAATATAATGACGCACGAAATACTTCATTTGGAACACCACCAATATTGGTATTAAGAGTTGGAGATTTTTATCATACTAAAATTGTACCAACACAATTACAAATAACTTATGACCCATTAATATACGACATAAACCCAGAAGGAATTGGTGTTCAGCCAATGATTGCTAAAGTTTCATTGAGTTTTGATTTTATTGGTGGACATGGATTAGCAGAACCGGTAGCTCAATTACAAAATGCGTTGTCGTTTAATTTTTACGCTAATACTGAAATATACGACGATAGAGCTGTCGCAACAGATCAAAGTGGAAAAAAGAATGATGAAGACTTTGCTAAAAAACTACTTTCAGTTAAAGAAACACCACCACCACCAATACAAGTAACTAGTGCTGATGTTCCAGATATTATAACAAATACTGGAGGATCAACAATTGGAAAAATATTATCAACAGTTTCTTTTGATAATGGTGAGTATGAAGAAGGTGAAATAGAATATACAGATATCTTTAAAGAACTATCAGATAAAACTAAAAATTATTTTACAACAATTTTTGACCAATTAAAAACAGTTAACAACGTAACAAACTACGCTTATATACAATATTTTTGGAAAACAAAAAAATATAATAACGGTAAATTAGCACAATATAATACTGGTGATTTTGAAGAAACTGAAATTTTTGGTAAACCAGAAAAGGTTGAAAAGATTATTAGTGAAAAAATTAAAGACGCAATAAAAGACATTAAAGATGACCAAAACCCAATAATTTCAAAGGTTAAGGCAAATCCATTGGAATTTCCAGATTCAGCTATAAGACAATTAAAAAATAAACTTATAGATATTGTATCACAAAGGGAAGATGAAATCAATGAAGCTTTAGTTGGACCTCAAAATGAAATTACAAATTATCAACAAGACTATGTACAGACTTTTAGAAAATTAGACGTTGTTAGTAAAGAAATTGATGGGTATAGGTTAGATACTGGAAAATATAAAGTTTATAATCTAAAACTAGCTGACCCTGTAACTGGTGATACTTTTTCAGAAATTTCAGAAAATTATCAATTTAAAACAAAAAATATACTTTTAGATTATTTAACTGATTTAGAAGAAGGTGGTGTAATAGATGAAACAGCAATTGATAGCTCAAATGATTTTTCACCAGTTATATTTGATGAGTTTGAAACATTTGAAGAATCAAGATTTTATTTAGTTATTTCTACAATATTTACAGATGACTCAAAATATAAAATATTTGTTGAAAGTTTAATGACCGAACTAGTTAAGAAAAACACTTTTATGGAACTTGATATTCGTGAAGAATGTGAAAGATTAAAAACTTTATTTATTAAAGAATATGATGCTGAAAAGAAACTTATAGAGTTTTTTGAAAATAGCCCATCATATGAAACTTATAAAAATTACATAATTGAACCATTTGACACTAAATTAGCTTACTCAACTAAAAAAGATAATAACTATAAAGATAACGAAAAAATACTTAAACAAACATATTCAGATAATAACATTAATAACGATAATAACTTTAATGATAAAATAACATTCAATTAATATGACACAACAATATTATAACAGATATGCAATGTTTTTACAAAATGGTCAACAAACTGTTGTACCATACGTAAATGTAGCTAGTAAACCATCTGATAAAAAACATATATATAGGTTTGGGCAATCAAGATTAGATAAAATATCACAACAACATTATGGTAGTCCACTATTTGGTTGGTTAATAATGCAAGCAAACCCAAGATATACCGGGATGGAAAGTAATATACCAGATGGTGCTGTATTGACTATTCCATATCCGTTACTAACTTCTGTACAGGAATATAAAAGTGCAATAGATAACCATTTCCTATATTATGGAAGATAACTCAGAAAACATATTAGTTGAATTTGATTACCAAAACATATCAGTAATAGACCCAAACAAAGTAATAGATAACGATGGGAACGTTAAAGATAGGTTAATTAGACAGGAAGATTTGGTAATGTATGCCAACCTTGAATGTTCGGTAATACCTAGAACTAAATTAGCCGTTGGTGTTCCAGCAAATGAAGCAGTAAAAACAGTTTCGGTTGGAAAGATTAATTTTTTGAATCCAGGATTTAAACAATTTTTAGATACTAATTGGTCTGATGAATTAACTGGTAAAGGCACAATAGAAGGTAAGGGTGTGAATCAACCAAGAATCACGGTAACTCAAAATCCAAACTTGTCTGACGATTATTATATTAACCAAAGTTTATATTCAAACGGAATTGAAGGTGCTGTTGATAATGGATTACTTGGTATAACCCAAATAAACATTGATTATGGTTTAGATTTTTTACCAGTAATTAGTATAACATTTGAAGACATCAAAGGTCGAGCATTATTTGAAGCCGGAAATAATTCACCTTATGCCGCGTTTTTTCAGTTACCTTATCCTGTTTTTTATTTAACAATAAAAGGTTATTTAGGTAAAGCAATAAGACTTCCATTGATGTTACATACATTTACAAGTTCTTTTGATCCTTCTTCACATAACTTTAGAATCAACTGTCAGTTTTACACTTATAAATATACAATTATGAGTCAGGTAAGTTGGGCCGCTATGTATGCGGTGCCATCTATGTATCAACTTTCAATAACAAAACCAACAACAGTAACAACAAATTCAAGTGGAGGAAATTCACAAACCGAAACGGTCACAAGTAGTTTAGGTCTTCAAAAAATGAAGGAACTTTATTCTGAATATAAATCAAAAGGGTTAATCGATGATAATTTTCCAGAAATAACAATATTACAATTAAAGGAAAAGTTAGAAAAATTAATAACAGCAATTGAAGAAAAATTTAAGAAAAAAAATTTAGATGTTTTAAATAAAGTTGAGGATTATTTAATTAAGTTAGGTGAATACACTAGTGAAATTTATCTTTATGCTGGTGTTAATTCTTGGAAAGGAAGATGGTTTGACGATGAAAATGTTTTTATAAAAAACAACAAAGAAAAAACAGTTCTTTATAGATATAAAAAAGAATTTAGTGACGAAAACCAAAAATCAAAAGCTATTACAGATTTAGATGGTATTATAAAAAAATATAACAATATACTAACATCTAATTCTGCTATAGGTAAAGATATATCAATACCAATTACTATAGGTACATTTTTCCAAAATGTTAATATTGGTGATATTAGTATATCTGAAACATACAAAAAAAGAATTGGACAAACTTTTTCTGGTTTATCAACCAGTGAAGAATACATTAAATATAGAAATGACCTTAATAAAGAACTAACCGATTACTCAAATGTCGGACAATACCCTGGCTTAACATATTTTGAAGGACCAAAATCATATGAAGAGTTGATTAAAAAAATTCAAGAAAAATATGAAATAAAGAAAAAAGAAATTGAAGAAAATATAACCAAAGAAATACAAGCAGAATTTTCTAACCCAACAAATGGATTAGGATTCCAACCAACAATTAGAAATGTCTTAGCAGTATTTTTTGCACAAGGTGAAGCTTTTTTAAGACTGATGGATGATGTTCATACAAAAGCATGGGACTTAAGAGATGATGCAAATAGAAAAAAAGCCGTTTTTAATACAAGTCTTACGGTACAAAGTGTTGATTATAAAAATGGTGAATATGATTCACCAATTTATCCTTGGCCACAAATTATAAAATCTTCAGTCGAGGAAGGTAAAGAAAAATATGAATTAGCATACCCTGGTGATGATGAGTTAGCCTTACAATTTAACGCGTATAATCCAGAAATTTGGCCAGAAGTACAATTTGTTGAAGAATTTTTAAGAGGTTACACACAAGTTAGTCCACCAAAATTTAATAACGGACCGACTGGTAATTTCTTAGAAAGACCAAATAGATTTAGTTTTAATGCCACAGAATTTACAATTGGAAATGATGTTTACCAAAATACTGAAGAAGTAAAATTCTTCTACGAAATTTATGAAAGAATGTTTGTAAATTCTTTTTATTCTAAATTTAATCGAAAAAGCATTAAAGATAATAATGTACAACAATATGTTGGTGAGTCAGAAACAACAGACATACTTAAAGCTATAAGTGATGATAACCCATTCATAAGTCAAAAACTAAAAGAGTATAATATAAACGCTTCAATCTATGGTGGATTTTTAAGACACATCTCAAATCAAGGCGAAGGACAAAGTTGGCAAAACTTTATTCGTGGGATTATTAATACACCATATTTGAAAAATGATACTGACGTTTCATTTTTTATGTATAAAGGTTCTATCCTAGACGAAGACAAGGCACTTCCAAATGTTGGTTTAACAAACGAGCAACCAGTTATAAATTATTTTGGTGGGTCTGTAATAAATGATGATTATGATTTTACAGATTTATACCCATTAACTGATTTAAATTGGTGTAAAGACCATTTAGCAAATGGTAAAGCAATTCAATCAAAGGTAGATGTGTTTAAAACAAGTGATACGTTAGAATATAATAAATCTATCAAACTTGTAAAAAACAAAGAGAACCTTTTACCTATTGTAAATTTTAATTATAAAACTAGTGTTTTTGACCAAACACTTAATTTACAAAATTTAGAAACTTTTTATAAAGAAAGAAAAATTAAAGAACAATATACAACCGAAGGAAATGTTGTTTATGAAAACTATGATGGTAAACTTGTTGCAAAACAAACAACATCATTATTTAATACACCGTATTTTGCAAACGCAATCCAAAAAGGTTTATATGAATTTAAATATAGTTTAATAGAAAAATCACCTTATAAGGCTGCGGCTTATCTATTTTTAAATAGTTTACCACTAGCAACATTAAGAGATAAATATAAAACATATAATTCAGATGGTTCTATAATAACAAATAGTTATATACTTCCTTCATTAAAAAAATTCGGAGCGATACACGAGGTACCTTATGCTTGGGTTTTAAAGTATGGTGGAATTTGGCATAGATACAAAAAATTCAAACTTGATGGTGTTGATATTTTAGACGGAATTTGGGATAACACAGATTATATTGGTAATTATGACCCAGCATTTTCATCAACAACAACACAATATAACTTACAAGTTGATGGTACTAATTACGATATCGTATTAGATGGTGTTAACACATTAGGACCAAATCAAAAAACAATTATTAATACTGGATTTTATCCTAAATTACTTGATGATTTTCACGTTTTCTTTAAAGGAACAAAATTATTTAGTCAAACATCAAATATTGAAGGAACGTATTATGTTACAGGTAATACCTTGGAGGTTGTTTCATTAAACTTTATTGCTTTAGAACCCGGATTAGTTTTGTCCGGATCAACCTTAGCCCCCGGAACAACAATAATACAACAATTAACTGGCGCTACTGGAAGTACTGGAACTTATATAATAAGTCCCGTACAAGGTGTTGTAGTTTCACCACCAACAGCACAACCATTTATTGTTACAAATAAACCGATACCTGGTTACCAAAACTCAAATATACAAAACGCATTAAGTGAAAACTTTAGAATGGTCCCAACAACTAGTGCCTTAATTAATGAAGGACCTGGGATTCTTTCACCTAACAGTTCATTAATTTGTCTTCCTTGGAGTTGTTATACCCTTACACCAGATAAAAAATCCATTTATGTTCTACCATCTTTTGGTTCAAATGTTAACCAGGCAAAACAAGAATGTTTCAACAACAATGGTAGTATGAAAATTAATATAAGTAATAATCCTGCACTTCACAATGGAGCGGTAAGATTATTCTGGAAGGCACCAAACTATGGTTATTTTGATAATTCAAAATTAGCAAAACCACAACCAGACGAATATGTAAGAGAAATTTTTACAAATGATGAAGAACAACAAAATTTTGGAATTTTTGGAGACCCAACAAAATACTCAAAGATAAGTGAATTATTTACAACATTTACACCAGAAATATTAGATCAATTTGAAAACCAATTCTTATTGTTTGGTAAGTCTGTTTATGATTTTGAAAGTAATTTACAACCAAGGGAAGATGAAATCACTGTTGAAGAAACGTACGAAAATTTCCACGGATTAATGCGAACAATGTTTAAAACAATTAATCCAGAAGGATTAACTGGAACTGCGTTAATTAATGAAATAACAGAAAACCAAAAAAAATCTTTTCAAAAAACAATTGAAACATTTATGGATTATCAAGTCGTATTCAAATACGGTAACCCATCTAATTTTGATAAAAAAATGTTTTACACGTTCTCAACTGATTTTATACAAGACCCATACACTTGGGCTGGATATGTTCAAAATTCACCTGGTTTATTACCAACACAAGGAGGTACAATTACATTAGCACAATCTAAAACACAAAGTCCAGAAACTTGGAAAGCCTTAGAAACGTATGTTGGTTTTTCTGAAATACCAGAATTAGAATATACAAATAATGGTTCATACATTACCGATTTCTTTATTGATATGGATATGGAGTTCACAGAAAGTAATGTAAAATTTTATGCACCAATGATTAAATTGTACGCAACACAAAAATTAAAAGACCCAACTTTAACAATGAATAAGTTTTTTGGTCTTATGAACAGTTACATAAGGGATGGTGAAACATATTTAAATCTAATTTTAGATAACACTTTAACATCAGTTAGAAACAAATTAGGTAGTATTTCGATTAAACAAAATCAAACTGGTGTAAAATTTAAAGAATATCTTGGTGAAATATCAAGATATGAAATGTGGGACTCTTTTAAAGGTATGAACGATTCTTGGATTGCAGGTGCTGATTTAAGAAGTAAAACATTATTTGAAGATGTTTTAATTGTTGATAGGGCAAGTAGAGATGTCGGACAAAAAATATTTGTTGATATTTTCTTACTTAAAGATAGGATAGGTGAATGGATGCACACAAACAATATGTTGGGTATTGTTAATACAATATTTTCCGATAATAGATTTACATACTGGATTTTACCAGCATATGCTAATTTCTATAATGTACAAGACGTTTCTAAAAACCCAAATCCAAGACCAGAAGGTACTTTAGAGTTTGCAAAAACTTTATTTGGAACACACACAACAGTTGACTATCGTGAAACTGGATCAAAAATAGTTGCGATGTATGCACATGCTACTAGTCAACATTTGGCTATGAATGAAAATGCTGATTATAGATTTAGGGACGATGCTTTTGATATGAGAAGAGCTAGTGATAATCCATTGATTGAAAACCAAGAAGGTAAAACCAATTGGGATAAATCAAATAAAGTAGTTGGCTTCAATGTGGACTTTGGACCACAAAACCAACAAATATTCAAACAAATAGATATTGGTCAAGATGTTGGAAAGCCAACTGCAGAATCTCTTGAAATGTTAAACCAAATGGCAAACCAATCAAGAAACAGAACAAGTGCCTCACAAAGTGTTTCGTTATATAACATATATAGAAATAGAAGTTATAAATGTTCTATAGATATGTTAGGTTGTGCTCTAATACAACCAACAATGTATTTTAACCTTAGACATATTCCAATGTTTAGTGGGCCATATATGATTACAAATGTGAGTCATAGAATTAGTGAAAATGGTTTTGACACCTCAATTGAAGGTCAAAGACAACCTTTTTATAGTATTCCAGCAATTGACTCGTTATTACAATCATTAAGCACAAATATTCTTACAACAATTAAAGAAAGAATTAAAGAAGAAGAAGAAGTTAAAAAAACAACAGAAACAAATAATGTAATAAAAGAAACTTCTGAGGCAACTAATAAAGTGCAGGAAGATAGTAAACCAAAAGCAAGTGAAGTACAAAACTGCTCAACTGGTTTAAATCCTTCTTATACAAATTATACGGCAACAACACCAACTCAAACTGTAATAACAGTTGGTGATGCTTATAATAAAATTACTCAAGTTGTAAATCAAATTACACCACAAGGAAGTACATCACAACAAGTAAGTGCGATAATAAATACATTATTCTCACTAATATATCTTACAAGTAAAAATGGTGAAAGTTTATCAAATTACAATAATAATTTTGCATCAGTTCCTTTGAATGTCGATTTTGGTGAAATATCAAAAAGTTATTTCAGTAATAGTTATGTGTGTCTCACATCAAATGGAACACAAAGTCCATTCGCCACATTTACAGATTTTGACTCACACATAAACTTTTTAGGTAAAAAATACAGTGGAAAAATTTTGGTTTCACCAATTGCAACTATACCGACAGATTCTGTAACAAACGTACAATCATATATTGTTGCCATTGCCGAATTTATTGTTAATAGTTTCCCAACTGAAAAAAATGTTTGGTCATCACTAACTGAACAAGTAAAAACAGAATATGTACAAAAAGTTACGGAAGCTATTAGTTTTGTTTTAAGTAACCAACCAAAACCAGTTGCACAACCACCACAAGAACCTAATCCACCGATATTCTTGGTTGAACCAAAATACACAATTAGTAGTCCTCCTCTTTTGGAATCATATACAATTAAATTAAATCCGGCAGCAGGCAAAAGAAAAATATTTAGCGCTCGGATGCTTTTATTGGGAAATTCAAATGCACCATGTGTGGACACTGGCGGGGAAGTTCCTTTAGATGATTATATTATAAATGGAGATACATTTACAATGGAAATATTTGAAATACTTGATCAATTTGGATGTACCACAGGTCAACCGTCACAAAATTATAAAGGAACATATTATGCTAAGTTTGAAATCTTATCAACACCAATAAAACCTGATGGTAGTCCTGACCCAACAAGACAAGATTATTATAAATTTTTCCCATTAACATTTTCTTTTTAATAAAAGAAGATATTTATAAATAAATAAAAAATATGAACACAAAACTAATATTGGATAATTACTTAGGTAAGAACACAAGAATGTCAGAAAAAGACGCTGGTAATGGATTTAAAGAAGTATGTGATTTAGATACTGGTGATTGTTATACAGTTAGAATGAAAGACGGCCTAATTGAAAGAGTTGATAACACAATGAAACAATTTAAAAAAATTCAGGTTGAGACAAAATCTGGAATAAAAACATTATTAAACGGATAAGATGAGTGTAGAACAAAAAATTCTTGAAGAAATTGCAAGATACAATAGTATCAACAAATACATTATGGAGCAAGTTCCACCCCCTCCTCCAGGAGACGAATTAGGAGCACCACCACCCCCAGGAGGTGAAGCACCAATAGGAGGAGAAGTTCCACCACCGGCAGGAGGAGAAGTTCCACCACCGGCAGGAGCAGTACCGGGCGCACCAGCACCACCAACAGAAGGTGAACCAGTTGATGTTAAAGCTGATGCTGACGTAGAAGAAATTGGTGCCGATGAAGAAGGTGGAGAAGAAGAAATTGATATTACGGATTTAGTGGATACACAAAAAACAATGTCAGATAAACAAGAAGAATATTTTAATAATCTTTTTTCACAACTTTCAAATCTAGAATCAAAACTTGGTGAAATGGACCAACTTGTTAATAAAATTAATTCACTTGAAACTAAGTTTGATCAATTTAGACCAAAAACACCAGAAGAAAAACTTGAATTAAGAAGTTTAGATTCTGGACCATTTAAACAAAAACTATCTGATTTCTTTGTTGATAAACAAGAAGAAATGAAACAATCTGGTAAAAATGAATATGTATTAACATCTGATGATGTTGAAGAGTATTCACCAGAAGAAGTAAAAACTTCTTTTAATGACTACGAAGATGAAGATGAAAACAATATGATGAGATAATTTTAAGGTCGTACAAGACGACCTTAAAATTTCTTGTTGACTGCGACACAAATTTTAACTATAATTTCTATTGTAAACTTTTAATAAATAATATATATGGCGACAAACAATGTTTTAGATGCAGTTTTGGCTCAGTATGAGAGCTCAAAACAAAGTGGTTCTTCTTCCACTTCAAAAATGTCTCAAGAAGAAAGAATGAAAAAGTATTTTGCTGCAATACTTAAAGACAATGAAAAGCAAGCACAAAAAAGAATCCGTATCTTACCTACACCGGACGGTTCTTCACCATTCAAAGAAGTTTGGTTTCACGAAATCAATGTTGATGGTAAATGGCAAAAATTCTATGATCCAGGAAAAAACGACAACGAACGTTCACCTTTAAGTGAAGTTTACGATGTCCTTATGTCTACTGGTAAAGAATCAGACAAAGAATTGGCAAAACAATACAAACCACGTAAGTTTTATATTGTTAAAGTTATTGACCGTGATAACGAACAAGATGGTCCTAAATTCTGGAGATTCAAACACAATTACAAACAAGAAGGAATTTTTGATAAAATCATTCCAATCTACAAAGCAAAAGGTGATGTTGCTGATGGTGAAAAAGGTAGAGACCTTATTTTAGAATTAACAAAAGCAAAAACACCAAAAGGTGCGTTCTACACTGTAATCCAAACAGTTATGTATGATGATCCATCTCAAGTACACGAAGATGAAGATACAATGAAAGAATGGATTGAAGATGAACTTACTTGGGAGGATGTTTATTCTAAAAAACCTGCCGAATACCTTGAATCAATTGCTCGTGGCGAAACACCAAGATGGGACTCAGATGCTGGAAAATACATTTATTCTAATAATGAAGAAAGTGAAGTTTCTATGGGTGGCAAGAAAGTAAAAGAAGAAAAAAAGGTTGTTGACCCACAGGAAGATGACGATATCGACGAAGAATTACCGTTCTAAATTTTATTAAAAATATGTGGGTATATTGGTATACAATGTACCCACTTTTTCTTATCTTTTTAAAAAAGAATATATGGCAATTAAGAAAAATGACTTTAGTTCGATTAAGAAAAAATTCTCTTCGGACGCAAAATACAAACCACAAAGATACTTTGATTTAGGACCGGCATTTTTAGATGCAGTAGGACTTCCAGGTCCTGCGATGGGACATATTAATATGTTTTTGGGTCACTCCGATACTGGTAAAACAACAGCACTTGTTAAAACAGCTGTTGATGCTCAAAAGAAAGAAATACTACCAGTTTTTATTATTACAGAACAAAAATGGTCTTTTGAACACTCAAAACTTATGGGATTTGAATGTGATGAAGTTGTTGATGAAGAAACCGGTGAATTAACTTGGGATGGATTCTTTTTGTTTAATAATAATTTTAGTTATATTGAACAAATTACAGAATACATTAATGATTTGTTAGATGCTCAAGAAAAAGGTGAACTTGATTATTCATTATGTATTATGTGGGATTCTGTTGGATCTGTTCCTTGTAAAATGACCTACGAAGGTAAAGGTGGTAAACAACATAATGCAAGTGTTTTAGCCGATAAGATTGGAATGGGAATTAACCAACGTATTTCTGGGTCAAGAAAAGCAGATTCAAAATTTGAGAATACATTAATTATCGTAAACCAACCTTGGGTAGAATTACCAGACAATCCATTTGGTCAACCAAAAATTAAAGCAAAAGGTGGTGAAGCGATTTGGTTAAATTCATCTTTAGTTTTTTTATACGGAAATCAAAAAGGTGCTGGAACGACAAAAATTACAGCAACTAAAGATAAAAGAACTGTTAAATTTGCATCAAGAACAAAAGTATCGGTTATGAAAAACCACATTAATGGACTTGGTTTTGAAGATGGTAAAATTATTGTAACACCTCACGGGTTTTTACCTGGAAAGGATGCTACGGAAGAAAAAAAGTCTATTGAAGACTACAAAAAAGATTATGCCGAATATTGGAAAACAATTATTGGTGTAGATGGTGAATTTGATTTAAAAGAAGAAAAGGTTTATGAACAAGAATAAATTAAAAGTAGTATCGTTATTTTCCGGTTACGGAACACAAGAGTTAGCACTTAAATACATTGGTGTTGACTATGAAAATGTTGCAAACTGTGATAACTTCAAGCAGGCAAACGAATGTTATGATGTTTTACACACAACAACTTATGGAAATTTAGGTGATATTACAAAAATTGATGAAAATAACTTTCCAAGTTGTGACTTACTAACATATTCATTTCCTTGCCAAGACATTTCAATATCTGGAGTACAAAGAGGAATTAAAGAAGGAACAAGAAGTGGATTATTATTTGATGTTGAAAGATTATTATCAGCAAATAGACCAAAATTTTTGTTGATGGAAAACGTTAAAAACTTGGTTTCAAAAAACCATTACGAAAATTTTAAAAAACATATCTATTTTTTAAGAGGACTTGGTTACAGTTCTTATTGGAGAGTCCTTAATGGTGCCGACTTCGGTTGTCCACAAAATAGAGAAAGAGTTTTTATGATGTCAGTTCTAAATAGTAGTATTGAAGAAGTACAAGAAAAAATGATGAACGTTGATAATCATAAAAGAACAAGAGTTCCTATGAGACCACACATTGAACAAAATTTTGATGAGTCATTGATTATTAATTGTCCATTCACACCACACCAACCAAAAAAACACACAATATGTAAATTAGTTGGTAGAAGAGATGACGTTAGTTATGACCAAACAAGAAGAATTTACTCTATTGATGGATGTTCACCTTGTCTTACAACAAGTGGCTCACCACAAATTTTAACTGAAGATGGTAGAGTAAGAACAATTACAGCAAAAGAAGGTTATAGATTTATGGGTGTGAGAAAACAAGACATTGATTTGTTACTTACAACATCTTTATCTAATACAGCCCACGTAGCATTAGCTGGTAACTCAATATGTGTCCCAGTAATGGAAGCAATATTCACAGAATTTTTTTCTGATTATATTACAAAGAAAGATTTAGTATCGTCAAACCCTTTTAACGAAGAATTTAATGACTAAAACACTTTTAGTTGATGGAAACAATCTATTAAAAATTGGTTTTCACGGTGTTAGAGACTTTTTTAATAAAGGAGAGCACGTTGGTGGTACCTGGCATTTTTTAAACACTCTAAGACGATTTTTAGAGGAAAGTAATTATAATAAAGTTGTGGTATTTTGGGATAGTCAAACAGGCTCTTCTCAGAGAAGACTAATCTATCCCAAGTACAAACTTAATCGAAAACAAAAAGACGACGAAGATTTTAAAGAACAGTCTTTTACAACCCAAAAAAACAGAGTAAAACAATACCTTGAAGAAATGTTTGTTAGACAATTAGAAGTTGAACAATCGGAGGCCGACGATTTAATCGCTTACTATTGTCAGATTTCAGAAGATGAAGATAAAACAATATTTTCATCCGATAGAGATTTAACACAACTTATTTCTGAGAAGGTAACTATATATTCACCCCAACAAAAGCGATATTATAAGAATGGTGACGGAATTAAAATATATGAATCCGAAATACCACATTATAATGTTAAAACCTATAAAATATTAACTGGTGATAGTTCAGATAATATTGATGGTATTTTTTATTTGGGTGAAAAAACATTTCTTAAACTGTTTCCTGAAATACTTGATACTGAATTAAAATATACCGATATTTTAATAAAGGCAGAAATGTTACTTTCAGAACAGAAGGGAAATGTTGCTTTACAAAATCTCCTTAGTGGGAAAACCAAAGAGGGAATATTTGGAGAAGAGTTTTTCACAATTAATGAAAAATTGGTGGACCTAGCTAATCCACTCATTTCTCAGGAAGGAAAAGAACTTGTTAGGTTATATTATTCAGAGTCTTTGGATCCAGATGGAAGAGGACATAGAAACCTAATAAGAATGATGATGGACGACGGATTCTTCAAATTTCTCCCAAAGGGTGACGACGCTTGGGTAAATTTTTTAAAGCCATT